GTATGTACCCTGCTGCTATCCGCATCACTGATCACATTCCTTACGAAGCTACCGAGTTTGGTGGTATGGATAAGGACGAAGCTGCGCCGAACAACAAGCAGGATAACTTCAAGAAGGACTTCGGTCTGGACGATGAAATCCCGTTCTAATGAGTACTACTCTACGGAGTAGCTGACCACACCACGTCAGCGCAGCAACGGAAGTGTTGTCTGTTTGTGGTGCAGAGGTTCACCGGTAGAACCCCGGGTGGTGAAAGGCCACCATTTTAACAGGAGTATTTATGGAAATTTGGAAAGAAATTCCTTCCGTCTTCCCTCTCGAAGCCTCTTCTCTAGGAAGAATAAGATCTCAACCCTACTTGTCGGCTATGCCTATGGGTGGTCACAGGGTTGTAGTTATGAATCCTTAAAAAGGTTCTAAAGCACGACCAAGGAAAAATTCTAAGCATGTTCGTATGCACGTTTCTTTCAAAAAGAAAACGTATAAAGTGCACCAACTTGTGGCAGAAGCATTCCTAGGCCCTAGGCCTGATGGTTATGTTGTTTATCATATAGATGAGGACGCTACTAATAACGTACCGGACAATCTTAAATACACGACAAGGGCGGAGAATTGCCGTAGTCCTAAATACCTAGAGTATTTGAAAAATAGGTAATACTTTAGAGAGAAGAACATGCCAAACTATCTTGTTAGAACTAAGATCAACCAAGTAGTGACACGAACTATTCGTCTCTCTATTAAGGCAGGGTCTGAAGAAGAGGCAACAGAAATAGCAAAAGCAGCAATCGAAGTGTATCCCGAACCAATCGAAATCGATAGCATCATGCGCATCGTCACTGAGAAGGCTCACTACTGGATACCTAGAGACGTTGAGTTTGTTGATGTAAAGGTTACCTATGGTTAAAAATATTGACGACTTAGTGAACGATATTTATAATGTCTTCGGACAAGATAATATCCAATTCTCACCTGAGTTGTTTGCACAGTTTGGCGGCAACCTCACTGAACTGATGACGACTCGATTCAATGAAGAACGTAAGGGCGGTACACTCCGCCTATCTAACATTGGTAAGCCTGACCGACAACTGTGGTATGAAGTTAATGATCCTAAAGGCGAGAAGTTCCCTATGGAAAAACTTTCCCCACAGTCTCACATTAAGTTCATGTACGGAGATATGCAAGAGCAGCTCTGTATTCTTCTCACTAAGTTAGCAGGACATACTGTAGAGTATGAACAGGAAACAGTTGAAGTCAACGGCATCGTCGGTCATATTGACTGCCTTATTGACGGCTGTGTAGTAGATGTGAAATCTACATCTCGTTTTGCTTTCTCTAAATTCAAAGATGGCACACTACTTGAACCGGGCAACGATCCTTTTGGATATATTGGACAATTGGCTGGTTATGTACATGCTAAAACACCGGGCAAGGACGGATATTTCTTAGCAGTTAACAAAGACTTAGGTCATTTGGCGTTACTTAGAATACCTGCAGAAGTTCTCGCTAAGTACGACGTAGAAGAACGTATAGACCACAACAAACGTATGGTCAATGGAGACATGCCTGAGAAATGTTACCAAGATGAAGAGGATGGTAAGTCAGGTAATCGTAAACTAGCTACAGGTTGTTCTTACTGTGCACGAAAATTCTCGTGCTGGGATAATTTGAAAACCTACTACTACTCTACAGGTCCGCGCTATCTTACGACTGTTCTTAAAACTCCTAAAGTTTCGGAGTTTCCTGATGTTGTGTGAGGTCTGTAGTGTAAGCATAGAAGACAAAAGAAAAGGCGCTAAGTATTGTTCTACTATATGTAAGAGACAAGGCAGTGTTGCTAAACGTGCTTTGGCAAAAGGACAAGCGCCTCCTGTTCACAGAGGCCCTAATACAGGACGTACTTCGGCTAAACGAGAGTATAGGCTTAACAGAATATACGGTATAACCGTAGAACAGTATGATAGTCTCTTAGAAAAACAAAACCAGTGTTGTGCCGTCTGTCGTAAACCTGCTGAAGGGTTTAAAACAAACCTAGCGGTAGACCACAACCACATTACCGGAGAAATAAGAGGACTTCTTTGTACCCACTGTAACCATCGTTTAGTCGGTAGGTGGCGGGACGGAGAACTTCTCAGAAGGATTGCTGATTATGTTGATCAAGGTACGGGTTGGTTTGTGCCTGAGCAATTTAAAGCAGGTCGCCGGAGAAAGCGTAAGGTATCAATAACAAATGGAAAACTTTAACGACATCGCTGGTTTTACTAGTATGTTCTTCACCAACGCAGTCTGCGTCCACTACCTCTACTGCATGTATAAAGCAGGTAGTGTGGGCAGAGGCACGCGGTGAGAACACTACAGGACAGAGAGCCGTCGCTCATGTGGTTATCAACAGAGCTAGAAAGTCTGGGCGATCTATTTGCCAGACGGTCTCCTCTCGTGGACAGTTTGTCAGAGGACACCCTCCTCGAACTTTTAGACTCCCTGAGCTACTGTCGGACCCAACTAAAGGCGCGACTCATTTTCGTACAAAGGACATGCCAATGTGGCTAGGTCTTAAACGATACACCCGCATTGGAGGTCACAGTTTCTACGGACCCTAAAGTACTCAGGAACAGAGAAGTTCAGAAAGCTTTTTATTACAGGCATAGAGAACGTAGGCTTGAAGAAAGCAAACAGAATCTTATAAAGCGTAAAGAAAAAGATCCTGAGTATAACTCTAAACGAAACCTGAAAGAAAAGCACGCAAGAATCAAACGTAAGTTTGGTTTAACAACAGAAGAATGGTGGGCTAAGTTCGAGAAACAAGACTCTCGCTGTTCTATTTGCAAATCAGACACAACTTCAGGACAGGGGTGGCACACAGACCACTGCCATGCTTCTGGCAAACTGAGAGACATTCTATGTTATCATTGTAACCTGTTACTAGGTATGGCTAAAGATAACACAGAGACTCTTAAACAAGCTATTGCTTATTTGGAGAGACATGATAGTGGTAGAACCTAAGATACTCATCGTTGACATTGAAACTCGTCCAGCTCAGGCTTATGTCTGGCGAGCCTACGGCGAACAGAACATTGGTGTTGAGCAGATCATTGATGCAGGTGGTATCATCTGTGTTGGTTACAAGTGGCTCGGCTCTAAGGAAACCTTCCTTGTCTCTGAATGGGACGATGGTCAGGCAGTAATGCTTAAGACTATTTGGGATGCAATGAATGAAGCAGACGCAGTCATCACCTACAACGGAGACAAGTTCGACTTGCCTAAGCTACAAGGGGCGTTCCTTCTCGCAGGATTGGGACCGACTCCGCCCGTTACTTCTATTGACGTTGTCAAGGCAGTACGCAAGCTCGGGTTCTTTGTCAACAGGCTCGCATTTATTGGCCCATTCCTTGGTGTGGGGGCTAAAGTAAAGCACGAAGGCTTTGATCTTTGGGTCAAGGTTATGGCAGGTGAACGAGCAGCACAGAACAAGATGGCACGTTACTGTAAGCAGGACGTTAAGCTTCTTGAAAAGCTGTACATGAAGGTACGTGCTTTCATCGTTAACCATCCCCATATGGGAGACGCTAAGGCTCATCAGTGCGGTGCTTGTGGTGGTAAACATCTACAGAGCCGTGGCTTTAGACGGACCAAGTCTTTCCGCATCCAACGACTGCAATGTCAGTCCTGCGGATCATGGTCTACGGGATCGAGGACAAAGGTAGTATAATGCCTGACGCTAATTGGTACTCACGTAATAAAGAAAAAGCAAGAGCTGCGAACAAAGAGTGGCGAGAAAAAAATAGAGAGTATGATAAACAACGAAAGAGAAATTGGTATCATACAGTTGGTAGAGGTCGTGACCTTGACAAAAAATATGGCCTCACTGTAGACGAATACGATAAAATGTTTGCAGAGCAAGGAGGTCTTTGCGCTTTATGTCCTTCAGACTATAAGCTATCTGTGGATCATAATCACGATACAGGAGAAGTACGCGGTATTTTATGTTACGATTGTAACCGAAACTTCATAGGTAATCACACAGATCCTTCTAAGTATAGAAGAGCTGCCGACTATCTTGAAGGTAAGAGAGAAAAGGTTGTTTGATGGTAAACGACAGAGATACTTTTGTTATCAGACAATCTGAGTCGGGGGACTACTGGCTGGTCCCCCTGTACAAGGCAGAAGAGTTTCTAACTGATGAGTTAGAAGGCAATGCTGACTACGCTACTTACATTGATCTCTTCGATTTTCAAATCTACGACTACGAGGTTTAAATGAATAAGTA